CTAAAGGCATACGCATAGTCAGGATTACAACGATTTATGATTCTTTCGATGTATTGGTTAGAGATGATTTGTGGGGATTGACCGGATAGGGCAATGACTTGGAATCCCTTTTGTTTGCTCGTACCCATCCATATGAGGGTGTTGTCCATTTGGACTAGTGAGTCTTCGGCTGCCGCACCAAACTGAATAACGTTGTTCTGATAGGGTAAAAATGGGCTACCTGGCGATACTCCGGCATCATAGAAGAATTCCATGTGGTGTGAGCCAAAGGTTACGATATAGTTTACTGTCCGCCCTATTGCAATGAGTGGGTCGGCATCCGATACCACTCCTACATAGTTAATTGCTTGCCAAGTGGTAGGGTCTTCTACGTTTGAGTTGTAGAGGAGTCCTTGAGGCGTTCCGACGACATAGTATCCATCAACGAAGACCGCACCTGAGACAGTAGTACTAGGATAAGAGGTAGTAAAGGTAAGAGTAACGGTTGCAGAAGCTGTAGCATTTTGACTTAAAGTTAGGGCAGTACCAAATACAGTTAAAACAAATGTTCCTGTTGGTATTCCAGAACCAGAAACTATTTGTCCAACCTGAATAGCAGGATTGGATGCAGATAATGTTACTACAGGGCTACCGCTAATTGTCGTACCACTTTGCGTTGTAATGGTGCCTAAAAGGTCTATTAAGGTGCTTGATGCAAGAACATAGACATATCCATGATACTCGTTCTTTAAAAATACTTGCGTCCCATCAACAGAATAGATGAAATCATATTCGTCTGTGCCGTCAACAGTTCCAACGGCAACGTTATTATCATAGAGCGTATTTCCAACAACGCTAAGTAAGTGGCTACCAGCGGTAAATATACCAAGTCCTGCTCCTGAAGTTGGGGGTGTTTGATAAGTAAGTAAGCCTGGTCTTTTAACTATGGCAGTAGACTCTTTCTTCTCAATCTCAATAATGGCATTACCCACTTTTGAGTCTTTGCTAAGAGTGCCGTCCCTACTTCCAATATTATGTCCGCAGGGAATACGAGAAATAGCCATAATTAGTTATTAAACCTATACGATGGCATAAAGTTGGTAGAAGCCTCTTCTTGGCTCCAATCCGTCATCATTTCCTCTAATCTTGCTGCACGTTGAGCTAGTTCAGCCCTAACTTGAGCAGGGACACCATACTCAAGAGCTAGTTGGTCTGCCAAACCAAACTTTAATAAGTTAAACCATTCACTTGGAAACTCAGGGGTATTAGTAGGAGTAAGTGTGTCAGAAATGGGTAACTGACATTGTAAGTGGATGGTATATCCGGTGGTTGAAGGAGTGTCGTAAACATACAACAGTCCATTGTTTACTTGTGGGTCGTAATAGACTTGGTTAGGGATACCTTGAGAAGGTTTATAGCCCTGTTGCATATACTCTTGACGAGAGATAACCATTAAGGTTGTATCGTTCTGTGTAGAGTCATTACGAATGAATGCCATAACCACACGAAGGGGTTTATCGGAAATGACATCTACGGCATTTGGCCCAATCTCATAAATCCGTTGCCCAATGACCATAGGGACTAATACTTCCTGTAATTTCCATAGTGGTAAACCCTTAGTCTGTAACTGTTTGATATACAGATTAAGAGCTTCAGAACAATTGTTATAGTCCGTAGAAGTAGGGGTATCTCCAGCACCAATTACCCCTAAGACACGCAATGCCCCGTTTATCACTTGGTCACGAGAAAGACTATAGTTGGCAGTCATTTTTTCTTCCGAGTTGTTGTTTTTTTGGCTACTTTAGTTGTCTTTTTGGCAACAGGTTTTTCAAACTCATGTGGAACATAATCTTTACGCACCGCAGGAAAAGGAAAAGTAGTGTCAATAGTGACTTTAGGCATATATCCTAATTTGTCAAAAATCCAAGTCACGAGGAACATTTGAATCTCCTTATTTGTCAGCTGGCAAAGGTTGATTTCCAGCTTCTACCCATTTTAGGTAGGCTACATAGTCAGAATTTGCTGGGTCGAATGGGATAAAAGCGTTATCACTTAATCTTTCAACAGTATTAATTTGACCGACTGGATTATTAACTAATTTATACATTTATAACTCCGCAGAAGCTGTAATAGCCCATGGACCTGAACCTTGATTTTGTAAATATCCTGAATAACCAGCAGTTGCCCCTGAAACTCCAATTATAAGAATTGCTTGATTTACACTTGCACTTCCATAAGATAATGACGATGCTGTAAAAACAGAGTTTGAAACTACGCCATAATTTGCGGCAGAACTTGTGTAAGTAATTGTAGGTGCTGACCGCATTGTTACTGGATATTGATATGGGCCTAAAAATTGAGAAGATGTCTGAAAAACACCACCCATAGACATAGGAGTATTTGTTGCTGGGTAATTTACCCAACAATACCTCTGACACAATGCTAATTCCGCACCGTAGGGGCGATAATCAAAGCTAGTTGCAGAACTACCTACTTCGAGTTGAACAGAACCTACTGTGCCTGTATTGAACTCAATAGTGGTATTTGCACCAGCAGTAATCCCAGTAACCGCTAATGGACTAGCACCATAAGAACCGCCATTAAAGCGTGCCTGTGCAGTTCCAGTCCAAGATAATGTATATGTGCCACCTTCAGGCAAATTACAGCCTTCTATAACCTGTTGTAGGCTTCCAGCGGTGATTGTGATGGTGGTATTAACACCCAATGAACCTTGTGTAAAAGTGTAGGTGCAACCGCCTGAACCAGCTTTCCAGCGGTCATGTGCATAAGAACCTGATGATAGTGAAGTTCCACTTGTATAACCACGCTGATTGATGATAAAACCGCCATCAATTATGCGATTTTTCATGCCTACTTCAGCAGTAGATTGAGAAGATGAATTAGGGAATACTAACCCTGAATCACCTGAAATAGTAGTCGTCATTTACGCACTCCATGATTAGCAAATTCGCCATGATATTTGTTTCTTGCTTCAATGGCGACCAACTCCGCAAGTTCTAAATCTTCTACAAAAACGCTTACAACTTTTTTACCATGCTTGGATAATTGAACCCAATATTTTTGATTCTGCTTGTGCCAGCTAATATTCTTCAAACCTAGCTTATTGTTGCTTTGCACAATTTTGTTCCAGTTATTAGACTGGTGCGTAGCAGCACGAAGATTCTCAATTCTATGGTCATCTCTAACACCATTAATATGGTCTACAACTACTGGCATAAAGCCTTTGTGCATACAAAAAATGACTTTGTGAATACTATAGGCTTTTCCATCAAGATGAACCGAACCATAAGAACTTGTGGATTTGCACCCAGCTTCTTTGCCGATTAGCTTCTTTGATGGATTGGTATTGATTTTCCAATACAACTTGCCATCACGATATTCAAACGCTTGATTAAAGCGTTCAGCTAGTGTCATATACCTACCTTTGCTTTTAATGCGGTAATTTCTGTTGCTTGTGCATCTACAATAGCTTTTAACTCTTGTATGCTTGCAGTTAATGTAGCTACTAAGAATGATGTATCAATACCTTGATAAACTGGTTTACCTTCTGCATCTACTTGGTCTTTAGTGCCAGTAACGCAATCAGGAACAACAGCTTGAAGTTCGTGGGCGATAAAACCTTGACCTTTAGATTTATCAGAAATCCAGTCATAAGTTACTGGTTTAAGTTGTGCTACTTTGTCCAAAGCACCAGTCATAGGCTGGACATTTTCTTTTAGGCGGTAGTCTGATGAAGTGCCATAAGTTGTATTTGTTGTTGTTGTAGAAATATTGCCTACACTAGAGCCATTACGATAAAATTGAACAGGGTAAGAAGTTCCAGATGAGCTTGAATCATTTGACACTAATGCATTTGATGTTGCTCCATTATTGAATATTTCAATTTTTCCAGAATGAGCTGCTGATGTTCCTCCAACTAACAAATTACCGCTAGTGTCAATACGCATACGCTCTGAATTACCTGTTAAAAAGGTAAAAGGTATGCTTTCTACTGTTCCCAAGTTAAATGTATTTGTGCCGCCATAATATGCACAAGTGCTAGAAGTGATATAAGCACCAGCACGATATCCGCCATCGTTTTGTAGCTGAAATGCTGCAACTGCACTTGAGCCTGAGTTTGTATTGGCTATTGCCAATCCTGTGTTATATGCACCATTTGTATTGTAAATAATAGATAGAGGACCAGATGGACTAGTAGTTCCAATTCC